GAGGAAGGCTCTTTATAGGGGAGAGGAATAATTGCCTTGCTAAGGTCTACTCCAGTTGCTTCGATTTCTTTAAATTCACCAGGACTTATTGGTTCATTGTCTCCAACAAGTCTAACACCTTTTGCTTTAAAACCTCCTGGTAAGTTTGCAAATTGACCTGCGTCTACTAAGCTTCTCATAGCTGCTGTTGCAGTCATAGTTAAGTTGCCTAGAAAGTGCATCAAGCCAAACCCATAAAATCCAAATCCAGGAACAAATCTGTAGTGGACAAAATGGGAAATCTTTTGTTGTTGTTTATCTTCTTTCTTATAGTTTCTTCTAATACTTAAAACAGTTCTAGATTGCTCTTCCACAGTAACAATGTAGGGAAGAGCATACTCTTCATCTATTTCTAAATAACAATGTTGTTCTAATAATGTATATTGTGGGTCACTATTATCTGTAGGAGATAATCCTAAAATAGTATCCATCTTTTCTGATAAAGATGTAGGACTAGGATAAGTTGCATCAGGTAAATCTATATCGTCATAAATACCTGTACGCATATCTTTTGCTAAATCTACTGGACTTCTATAAATAACATGTGTGTATCTATCTGCTTTATTTAAATTAGAAGCATAGTAAGAAACATAAAATTGGTCTATGGGGACAAACTCTGATACTGGTCTTTTTAAATTAGCATCATAGTAAACTTTTTTAAATGCAGAACCTATTAAAGGTAAATGAAATAACATTCTTTCAAACTCATCAAAGTATTCTGGCATCTGCTCAGTTACTTGATAGTTCATAAAATCTTTTACTCTATTTGATTGTAATTCTCTTTCAGGAGTTGACTTTCCTAATATCTGAGTTTTAACTGGACCATTTGCAGGAAACATTTCCTGTATAGCTTTTGATTGAAACTTAACTGCTGATTCAATTAACATAGGATGTACTGCTGTACATGCACCCTCAAAAGGTTCTGATGTATCTTGTATCTTTAATCCTAATAAATCAAATCCTCTTTCAAACATAGATTCCCATTCAGCTCTAGAATCTTTGTCTGCTGTATAATTATTAATTACATTTTCTGCTATCTCTACTAACCTGTCATCATCTAAAGTATCAGCAAGATTACCATACCATTCTTGCATTTCACTTTCAGGTTCCATATCAATATTAACTTGAGTAAAGTCTACAGTAACACCACCATCATCTTCTACTTCAAATGATGGAGCATCTGTTGCTTCTTTAATTTGTTCTGGAAGTTTTACTACATTTGATATTGTTTCCTCAATTTTATCAAATGGATTTTTTTCTATTGCCATAATTTTCCCCTTTAACGCATATTATAACATTAAGTTCTCCAGTATGCAACCTTTTTTTTCACAGGTGGGTCATCCCACTCTGGGTCTTCAGGATGTTCTAAATGCCATGACTCTTTCATATAATGTATTGCCATAACCATAGCATCAACTTGGTCATCATGAGCTGCATTTGGAAAACGTAACATTTCTTCTAATAGGTCCTCTGACCATTTTTTATTATTAGGTATCCATACTTGACCTGCTTCTATAAGAGGTGAAGCTGCATACACTCTAGCAACTTTATCTCTATCAGGTAAATATTCTAAAACAGGTAAACCTGCTCTTCTCATATCTTGAATTAATGATTGTCCTGATGCTTTCTTTTCTATCATACAAATATCAGGTCTGTGTTCATCATATAGTTGTTGTGAAATACGTCTTAGTTCTGGATACTCAAAACGACCTTTAACATTTCCTAATAATATTAAATTATTTTTCCAAGATTCAATACCTCGTTCATCTGTATCCATATAAGAAAAGATACCCCATGTTTGTATTACACTAAAGTCTGCTGTTGTTTTTGTAGAAAATGCAGTATCATAAGTTTGTATTACAAAATCACAAGGAGGTGGTTCATCTTGGTCCCACCATTGTATCCATTTCTCTTTTATTATTCCTCCTTCATCAGGAGTTGGGTCTTGCATATAAAGTGCGTTCCAATATCTAGCTCCATTAGATGCTTTTATCTCTGCTTCATCTACAGCAAGAATTTCATCTGGCTTCCATTCTGGAAAATAACTACTACCTACTGGTAACTGCAGTAACTCAGCAGACTCCTCGTCTAACCAGGCAGGTATTCTTACAACTTCCCAAGGAGCAATACTATGTTCATCTTGTTGTTTTAATAACCAACCACACAAATCATCATAGTGGTACCTTGTGTTAATAATTAATATAGAACCATTTGGCATTATACGAGTTCTAAGACCTGCAGGGTACCATTCTTTAACATATCTACGACCTGCTTCTGAATATGAGTCTTCTTCAGACATCACATCATCTAATATTGCTATATGTGCACCTCGACCTGCTATCTGAGACCTAACACCTGCTGCATAGTATGTTCCACCTTGGTTTGTTTTCCATTTTCCTGCAGCTCTAACATCTGTTCTTAGATTAACACCCTTAAAAATATCCTGGAACTTTTCATCATTAACAACATCTCTAACACTTCTACCAAAATCACTAGATAATTGGTCACTATGAGAAACAGTTAGTATCTCATGCTCTGGATTTCTACCAATATACCATGCAGGAAACAGTTTGGAACAGATTACAGACTTAGAACTACGTGGAGGTAGAAAGACCATAAGTCTTTTTATCTTTCCTGATTCTAATTGTTGTAGTTTTTCACTTATTACTTCTATATGTCTACCCATCTTGAAGTCTGAAACAAGAGATGGAGCCATTTGTCGAACAAAAGTAATAAAGTCTGATTTAGATTGTTGTTGAACTCTTACAGATAACAAGCTATTTAGGTCAATGTAAGGTTTAAGAGTCTCTATATTCTCTATAGTATTCAAAGTATGTTATACCTTTGTATATAATTATATTATAAATAAGAATAAAAATAAAAAACAAAGTATATATGTTATATTATCTTTATATATTATATATAATTATACAGGACTCCCCACCTTTTGTCAAGTATTATTATGAAAAACCCATAAATTTTTGTAAATATGTGGCAGCTATATTATATATATATACATATGCGTGCGTTTTTTTGCGTACGTGTGCGTATATGCGTGTGAGAGTTCGATATTTTATGGAAAACGATACCTTATTTATTAATTAAATAAATTATAGAATTTGTAGAGATTTGTTGATGTTTTTGTTAGATATTTTATGGAATTTGCGTGGACTTGTGATGATGATGCGTGTATATATCGTCTTGCGTGTTCCATAGAATATGGAATAACATAACACACACAAGGACTCCACGACTTCGTAAGTGTTTGATTTTATTTAATTAATAATAATATATATGAATATATATGAATATATATTATATATTAATTATTCATCTTTTCAACCAACCAAGGAGATATAAATGCAATACATTTATGATGACAATGACGATACGATTTACAAAGTAACAATGAGCCAAGAGCAGTTTGACAGGAATGGATTATGTTACTATATGGAAGAAACTTCAGTTTCTGGTGATGTAACTGTAACACCTATGATGAGTGATACAGATGTTGGCTTTGCCATAGAAGTGGAGATTAAATAATGGGTTATTTAATATTCAGGTCTATTTTGGTTCTCATTATGTTCCTATCTGTTACAGTAGGAACTGTAATGTTTTTAGAAGATTGGGAAACACAAGTGCAAATACACACAGCTTATGCTGTGGGTTCGTTTGCTTTGTTCGTTGCTTTCCCTTTCTTTTCACTTGTCTTTGCATACTCATTTGTTATGCAAGGAATGGAATAATAATTAATTATTGACTTTATGATATTTATGAATAAAGTAATAATTAATTAAATAACTTTTTAGGAGATAATATGCTTATTACAAGAACTTCAATACTTTCTGGTAAAACCAGAACAAAAGAAATAAATGTTAATCAATCACAGATTGACAAATGGGTAGCAGGTATGCTTATACAAGATGCTATGCCTAATGTATCTGTTGATGAACGAGAGTTCATTATGACAGGAAGCACCCCTGAAGAGTGGGATTTACATTTTAACGAGGAGGGATAAACTATGTTTATAGATTTTCACAACTTATCAAAGATAAGTGAAGCAGTAAAAAACAGCTATCGTAGAGGTGTGTACAGCTTTGATAATGCAGTACGAGACCTAGTAGAACTAGGTTACTCTGAAGATGAAGCTGAGGAGTATCTATTAGAAGCTACAACTCAATATAGTTATTGAGGTGTAATATGAAAAGATACACCAAAGAAACCAACATAGATGTTGAAAGATATTTAACGTCTATTGGCTTGACTTTCTATAAAGTTACAAGTAATCTTTATAGAGTGTACAAGGGAAGATATACCTATGGCTACATACCTACTACAGGTAGATGGTTCAGGTATTACACAGGGAAGCAAATAAAACACTACAGAAGTAGTGGTGTGAAAGACTTTGCTACTTATCTATTCGCTAACATAATTAATAATTATTATATGAATGTTAGTGAATATAATAATAATTAATTAACAAGGAGTGATTATGCTTTTTGATTTATCAAAATTACCTGCAAATATTCGTAATGATATTCTTACGAATGACAGGTATACAAGAATGTTCAATGAGTTTCCTAAGAAACTCTTAGGATTCTCAAAGGACTACAAGACCTCTAAAGGTCTTAAAAAAGGTGTGCTTACAGGTATACTATACCTATCACCTGCTGACAGTTCAGGTGTAAACCTATGCCCTATGGCAGAAATAGCTAAGTGCAAAGCACCTTGCTTATTTACAGCAGGTCGTGGTGCTATGAACATAGTTCAAATGGGTAGACTTAGAAAGACTTTGATGTACTTACAGTACCCAGATAAATTTAAAAGTATGCTCATTGCAGACATAGAAACTTTACAACGTAAAGCTAAACGTGATGGTATGACACCTATGGTGCGACTGAATGGCACTAGCGATATACGTTGGGAAGTGGTATTCCCTGAGATATTTTCCATATTTTATGGAATACAGTTCTATGATTATACCAAGATACCTAATAGAAGATTAGGTAATATACAGAATTATGACCTAACTTTCAGTTATTCTGGTGTATCAGGGTATGATAGGTTCGTTGATAGTTCCATAAAATATGGAATGAGAATAGCAGTTGTGTTTCAAAAGCATCTACCTAAGACTTTCAAAGGATTGAAAGTTGTCAATGGTGATGATACAGATATACGACCTTATGACCCACAGGGTGTAGCAGTTGGATTACTTGCCAAAGGCAAAGCTAGACAAGATACTTCTGGCTTTGTAGTAAGGCAAAGTAATTAATAAAAAATACTATAAGTTTTACGAATAGTATTTTGTAATTAATTAATAAGGAGGTTCGAATGAACAAACCAAACATTGCATCAGTACATTATTTCGCTGAGATAATCGCTGATAATATTTCTCACTTAGTGAGAGTAAGAAAGTCTAAGTTCAATGAAGCATATAAAGATGCTGAAGGAACTTTGTCTATCAGAGAAGAAGTCGTTGATGACGTGAAGAAAGTAATTCTTCAAGCATCTGCTTAATCTCTACCTGATTGGTAACTTTGCAGGTTAACTAAAGTTACAGAATTTTTAACAATTTCTAATTTAGGAGCAACGTATGAAAGTAGCAGAATTTTTAACAAAATTACAAACATCAGATAACGTATCAGGTTATGCAGACTTAACACCTAATACAGAGGTACAAGACCACGACAAATTTATTTACATAGTAAAAAGAAGTTATGGTTGGTATAAGATTGGTGTAACCAAAAACATTGATAACAGAATTGCACAGATGCAATCATATTCACCTGAGAAGTTATCTCTTGTAAATGCTTTACCTTTAAAAGGTATGGTATACTTTGTAGAAAGAGCAGTTCTTAATACATTAAGAAACAATCTTCCTTCAACTGCCACCTCAGGTGAGTGGGTGAAGTTACAAGGTGATGTTGAAGATATTAAAAATATGTTTGACTTAGTTGTGAGAACCATTGTAAATGGTACGAGAAGAAATATGAGAGCAGAGAACTTGAGAAAACAAAAGTTACTTGCTACCTATGGTATCAAGGAAGAGCAATCACAAGTTAGAATTGCTTTCAAGAAGTAACATTTCTTGTAGCCCTCTGTGTAATGCAGAGGGTTACTAAAAGTGTTATTAAAAAAAATAATAAGAAAGCTATTGATTATTATTTTATTTTAATATATAATTTGTTTTGAAAGGAGATATTATGCCAAGAAATAATTTAGATTTAGCTATGCTAATAACTGATGAAATTCTAAATGAATTTGAACGTAAAGGTGTAGTGCATATACCTTTAGACGAATGGAAATATTCTTTTCCTTTGCAGGATAGAATACAACTAGCATTAGAAAAGATTTCTAATGAAGATAATACTAAATCAATAGGAGAATAAGTATGACGTACAAAGAAGTAACAGAAACGACAGTAACTTACCCAGACTTAGATGAAGAAGAGAAACAATCTCTTAGAGATAATCCTAAAACTTGGAGAGTTAGTATAACTAAAACAGTAACTGAAGAGTTTGTTATAGATGCAGACACACAGGAAGATGCTGAGTATGATGCAATACAAAAGGCAGAGAATGGTACGCACCCAGATGGGTCTGAGTTAGAAGATGTAACTGTTGAAGGGTCTGAACTTGATAGATGCACATACTTACAAGATGAAATAGATTTTTTAGAAGAGGAGGTGTTATAATGTCACATAGTGGTAACGAACAAAAAAGGGAAGATGCTTTCGAAGAAGTGAAGCAACAATACATAGATGCAGGTCACACAGAAGAACAGGCAGAAGCACTTGCACAAAAGTTCGCAGAAGATAATCCAGACTTCTGGCATGGCGAAGAGCCATTAAGTTATGATGGCTACGAACTAGAGGACTTATCAGATATGGATAGAGAGGAGCCTTGCATATGAGTAAAGATTGTGTAATATGTGGAAGCAAGATATCACCACATATGACTGATGAAGGAGTGGTATATTGGGAGGGTGGACATAACGCAGAGCCATACGCATCTGGTAGATGTTGTGACTTATGTCATGGCGAGTTTGTCTTACCTGCTAGACTGAAACAAATGAGAGAGGAGAGATATGAAAATAAATTTAACAGAAATTAATTCTGCTGAAGAACAAGCACTAAAAGAACTGCTAGTAGATTACTCTAACAAGTACGAACAAGTATGCTCAATAGCTAGAGAGCATAAACTGTTACCTACAGAAGAAGAGTTGCAATCTAAGATACAAATAGTATGCGATAAACTAGGTTGGACTTTAGAGGAAGCAAGAGATTATGCAGACTTTATTGCAAACAGATACTAATTAATTATAATATATAGTAGTAATAACGAATATATATTATAATTAATTAAATATTAAATGGAGAAACTATGAAGAACTTATTTGGAAAATCAAGAACAGTTGACAATCCCTATGCTACTTACAAGCTAGGTGGTTTCGAATGGAGAGTTTTAAAAACTTATCAAAGAAAAGATAAGGAAGACAGCAACCAATATGCTAGGTGGTTTACTGTATGCAGGTCACCTATGACGTATGGTAGTTGGGAGTATGGAGATATGTATATTGCAGAACTAATGAGTATGAATCCAGAACTCACACAAGCTACTGATGAATGGAAAGAAACTTACAAAGGATAACTATGAAAAAATATATACACATAAACCAACACGTTATTAAATCTAATCACAAGCATAACAAAAGAGAACCTGTGATTACTGTGAAGACATACAAGAGTAATACCTATGGACATCAAGCACATATTCTTGGAGAGTGTAAGGTTGTGTATAGTCCAGACAAACCTTTGTCCTGTGGTGCTAAAGTATGGATAGAAACAGATGCAGAGGTAATAACGATACCAGATATTCCATTTAGAAAGAAAGGAGAAACGAATGAAGCTACGACAAGAGCAAAAGCAAAGACTTGAATTTATATTAGATGCGATAGAGGAAAAGTTAGAGGAGATGCAGACAGAAGAGTATCTACTAAACAGAGAGGATTACGATATGAAAAAAGATTTTTTTCATTTGCTTCGTATGCTTGATAAAGCTAGGAGAGAAATAAAATGAGTAAAAGATTTAAACAAGTAAACGTACAACACTTTGCCACACTTGTGCAAGAGATAGATGTATCCAAGTATACTCAGAAAGAATACGTAGAGATTGTAGAAGAATTATATATGGGTATCTTCAGACACAATACAGATGGTGACTTTGTTGTAGAAACATTACCTAATGAGAAAGGTAATTGGAAGGTGCATAAACCTTCTGCAACCAAAGAGGAAGTAATGGAACTAATCAAGGAAGGAAAAGTTATATGGGACAAGAACGTAATTTAACACCTACACAGCATTGGGAACTACATCAAGCACTATGGTATATGCTAGGTTGTGATATGGAACTAAAGAAGAAAAATAAAACAACAGTTATTTATATTGACAAGAAAACAAACAGACAATATAACTATTCAGCACGAGGAAAAATAGAGGTAAAAAATGCCAACAAAAGCTAAGATAAAAAAGAAACCTAAGAAACCTACTTGGGTATGGGTATATGGAGATGAGATGCCTGAAGTGTGGGAACACTTTGGCTTTACAAATCCTGACCCAGATGATAGAATCAAACTAAAGTTTGTTAAGTATGAATCAAAGGAGATG